ACGTCGTTGATGGCGTAGTCTGCCGCCACATTCCAGCCATGCGGCGTACGGCCATTTCGGCGCCATGGATGCCCGCATGCGCAGTGCATCACTTCGTGCACAAACACAGCGACCAATTGCTCGTTGCTCAGCGTCGCTGTGAAGGCTGGACTAAATGCGATCGTCTGTCCGTCCGTCCATGCCGTTGGACAGGTCGGATCTTCGCGCAGCGTGAGCCTTAGCGCGAGCACACCGAAGAAAGGATTATCGAGTAGCAACGTGCTACGCGCAATCTGTAGACGTTTGAGTGTTGGTGTAGTGGCCATGTTATACCGCTCCGTACAGTCCGCGCATCTGGTCGTAAATCTCCATTGCCTTGTTCGCTGTCGTCTGTCGTGCGCCTTTTGATTCGCGGAGCGTCTCTGGCGAGAACGATGCTAGCTCGCGTTCCACGCGAACGCGCATGCTCTCAAGATCAGGATCGTTCGTGACGTTGAGATTGCGCAGCGATGCACAGACGGCCCGCGCGTTGTTGATCAGGCTGTCCCTGAAGATTGCTTCAGGATCCGACAGACGCTCCGCGATATGCGCGACGCAATCGTGCAATCGGTTCCACGCGTCATTCATCGCTAAACGCGTCGCTGACTCCACGCGATCGGTAATCGACCGTTCAATGATACTGATCTGGTCGGTCGCAAGTTCAACGCGGATATCGCCGCTTGCGGGAACTGGCGAGTACTGGACGTCGATCCCGAAGCGTTTACGCACGTCTTGCGTGGACGGATAATCTTCAGCCTTGAACAGCCCGTTCAGCTTGATCTGTGCCGCATTCCGCAAGATGGGGTACATGTTCACGAACGTATCGAGCGCATCATCGAAGGCCGATCGTTGCTTGCGCATCCAATCGGTATACGTGTTGTAGTTGGCCGTTGGCAATAGTCTCCATCCTTCGTCCGACCATGCGAGCGTATGCCCGTAGTGCGCGACGCGAATGGACGATGCCAACGAGATCAGCTCTTTGTACGCTTTAGCGTCGCCCGGCAGTAGCATCTTGTTATAGCGGCCGGCGTCGCTGGACGCGTTGTGCTCAGCGTTCACTTTGGACGTCACAGCGCGATCGTACTTGCGCGCTGTCCATGTTGAGATACTGAGATTGACGAGCAAGGCGCGAGAGTGAATCGATGTATCTGCGGTCATTGGTCTAATCTCCTGAAAACGTGTTTATGAAATGAGCGTTGACAGTTCACCAACGGCCAAGCGCACATAGGCCGTTGTCTGCGTCACTTCCGGGTGGCGTCGCTGTGCATCGCGGATCGTGAGAATTCCGAATTCCCCGTACCCGGCCGATACCATGCGTTCCACGTACCGTGCGACGCGCGTGAAGTTCTGCGGAGTGGAACGATGCGCAAGCGCTGTTGCAACGGCGTACAAAGCTGACGTCTTGTCAGGTACGGGCGCGTGGTCGGGATCGATGAGGATCTGATCAACGGACGGCAGCGACGCGTACAGCGACAGGAAACCTAACAGGTTCGTGGCCGCGCCTTCACCAACGGCACCAGCGAACGCCGCATGTCGTACGCTCTCTGGTAAATCCAGCGACATGAGTTTGGCGACATGCGACCACGTACGCGGGCTCGGGGAGTTGGTCAGATCCGCTGTTGCCTCAAACTTGCTGAGCTGATCTGGCTCAAAGCGGAGGTAGGCGATCAATGCTGGCGGGATGTCATGATCGATCGCCCATGAGCACCAATCATCGATACTCGGCTCCAACTCCACGATCGTGCCGAAGCGGCTCTTGACTGGCTCCAAGATGCCAGAGACGCCGGCCCGATCGGATCGTCGGTTCGTTGCTGCCACGAAGACGATGTGCTGTGCGCCGTCTCCCAACGTCGCGTTGTGGCCGCGCGTGGAGTCAAGGAGAGGCATACAGCCCGACTGAACAGCCGGCGAAGCCTGTCCCAAATCATCAAGGAACCACACCGTACGACGTGTTGCCGCGCGTGCGCGTTCAAGATCGCCGAAAGGCAGGAACGTGGCGCGCCCGTCCACAATCCACGGCATGCCTTTGATGTCCGTTGGATCCGCGACGGCCGGGTGACTCACGATCACATCGGCGTCAGCCGCTTGCGCCGATTGGTTCACGATATCGGATTTACCGATACCGGGCGCGCCTTTGATCAGTGTGTGGATACGCGCGCCGATCGTCTGTGAGAGAAGCGTTGTCAGTTCAGTCGGTTTCATTGTTCACCTCTGAATCGCTGTCTGGGTTTCCGCCAATCTCGAAGTACGCCGATGTGCTGTAGGCGCGGATCGTTAATCCGTCGTCTTCTATGTACACGTTCTCTCCGTACGGCAATGTGTCGAGCCAGCGTTTCAGTTCGCTTGCGTTAATCATTCGGCACCTACTTTCATGCTGAGCCTGTTAACGATCCGTCGTACCTCTGCCTCTCCGATCCGCTTCTCGATACGTCTACGCGTCGCTTGCCACTTGCGTAACAACGTCGCTGCGCGTTTCACGCGTGTACCTGCTCTGCGTTCGTGCGCAATCGCCTTGAGCAGATCCGCTTCCAAGCGTTCGGCCTTGCGCTGAGCCTTGTCCGCTTCGCTGAGCATCGCGAGACGCTCTCCGTTGACGCGATAGAACGCGTCATGTCGTTCGTTCAGTGAATCGCGTTCGGCTTGCGTCATACGCCACCCCAGACAATGTTCGTTTTCATCTCAGCTCCCCTTTCGTGACGCGGTAATCGCGGCACAATCAAATGATAGGCACGTCTAGGTGTGCTGTCAAATAGAAAAGACACGTACGCGTGATTTTTTCTGAATGGCAAAAGATAGGCGAAAACTGACCGCCCTTACACGAACGCGCACCTAGACATACCTGACTGGCTGAAACGAAAACGCGTCGCTCCTACGCCAATCTGACGCGTTCTAAGGCCTATCGATATTTCTGTGAACCTTACGACCTTTTTACTTGTCTTTCCAAAATGAGACACTTTCAGGCTCTTTGGCGTATCGCAAAGCGCAACAGTATGCGAGCAATGCAGGCGTGAATCGTCTACACGTCAAATGGTAAACTTTGGTCGTTGGAAATGAACACTTTGAACAGTCAAAAGACCAAGACGTTCGAGCATGGCTCGCGACGCGCCTATCAGTACGGCCGTTGTCGCTGTCGCGACTGTCGTGCGGCCAACGCGTTGTACATGGCCGGCCTGAGAGGCAGAAAGGCGAGAGGCGCGCCGATCGTTGGTACGTACGTCAGCAGCGTAGAGACGCGTAGACAGCTTGGTTTGCTGCGCCGCGAGTACGACAGCCTAGCGTCGCTTGCTCAGCGCTTAGGTCTCAGTCAGCGCTTGCGCGTTGGACGTCGCGTACGCCTATTCACCGCACAACGCGTGCGGGAGCTATACGAACGGGACATCTTGAGTGGCTTGCCAAGCGCTGTCAGCTACGTGCCTCTCTGCCGTCCCGCGCGAACACTCCAGACGGTGAGCCTAGACGCGCGTAGACGTATCGCTGAGCGCACATCAAGTTAACGTAATCTCCATTTATCAGACACGAATGGAAAGCGTAGGCCTTACCGCTCAACGAGTTAGCGTCAGACTTTCGCCCCTACGCATAGGCGAAAGATGTAGGCGAAACCGCGCGCTCGACACTTTCGCTGGGAGCCTATTACGTGGGCGTAGACGTCACGGAAACACAGACCACCCTCCGCCGAGAGGCGTGGGCCGAAAGACGCCGACACCCCTACGCCTGTCTGTGCCTCCTTCAATTTTTAGCGGCAATTCGCGTAGGCCTAGACGGCTACACCTGTCCGTGCTGACTCCTAAAATTTTTGACCCCTCAAAATTTTGGCGCACGGCGCGTTTGGCTACACGGTGAAAACTGCCGGGGCGTACGTATTAACGATCAGGTCGGCACGGCTGTGAACGACGTCATTGCCGTAGTTTTCATTGTGGCAACGGTTCTCGCCGCCTTTTTTTTGGGGGGGGGCTGGACGACGCGCGGCAGCGACAACGAGACGTTGCGCCAATCGGGCCGGCGCTCATGGAAGGACGACTGATGCCACGCGACATTCACGTGTTGCCGATGGGCGATCTTCGCGATCACGCAGAGACGCGCGACTGCTGGTGCTGTCCGATGGTTGAGCGAGAAGAAGACGCCGAGGCCGTGGTAATTCACGCCAGCGCAGACGGGCGGGAACCGATTGAACGGCACGGTGTGAACTGATGCCACGCGGCGGCTTTCGACCGAACAGCGGTCCCGCGAAGGGCACGAAATACAAGCCGACGATCGAGAAGGAGCGCGCTCGCGAAGCGCTGCGGACGATCGTGCTGCGGGAAATGGATGCGCTGGTGCAAGCGCAGATCGCCAACGCGAAAGGCGTGTCCCACTTCTTTCTGCGTGATCCGAAGAGCGGCCAGTTCATGCGGATCGAGGATCCCCAGAAGATCGAGGCCGCGCTGAACAGCGGCGACGAGGGCAGCTACTACTGGATCTTCACGAAGGATCCCTCGATTCAGGCCTTCACCGATCTGATGAACCGGGCGCTCGATAAGCCGAAGGAACAAGATCAGGAGATCCACGTCAGCGGCGAGATCGATCTGATCGCGACGAAGCTCGTGGACGCGCGGAAGCGCAGAGCCAAGCGCATCATCGACGTCAAACCCGTCAGAGCAGCACTGCCGGCGGCTCAGGATCAGGATGTTCCAACCGAAGAATCCTGAAGCCGATCTCGCCGAGTTCATCGGCCACTACTACGACGATCCGCTCGGCTTCGTGCTGGATTGCTTCCCGTGGGGCGAGCCGGGACCGCTGAGGGACTTCAACGGTCCTGACGTCTGGCAGCACGAGTATCTGACGTGGCTTGGCGAAGAGGTGAAGGCGCGAGCCTTCGACGGCTTCACGGCCGTTGATCCGATCAGGGCAGCGGTCAGCTCTGGTCACGGCATCGGCAAGAGCACCATGCAGGCGTGGCTGGTCTGCTGGATCATGTCCACGCGCCCGTACTGCCGTGGCACCATCACTGCCAACACCAATACGCAGCTCGACACGAAGGCATGGGCGGCGGTCATCCGCTGGTCGAAGCTCTGTATTACGGCGCCGTGGTTCGAGATCAACACGCAGCGGATGTACCGCAAGGGACATCGCGAATCGTGGTTCTGCGCGCCTCAGAGCTGTAAGGAAGAAAACTCGGAGGCCTTCGCCGGCCAGCACGCGGCTGAATCGACGTCGTTCTACATCTTTGACGAAGCCTCAGCCATCCCGGAAGCCATCTATCAGGTGGCCGAAGGCGGCGTGACGGACGGGGAACCGATGTGGTTCCTCTTCGGCAACCCGACGCGCAATACCGGCAGCTTTCATCAGGCCGTCTTCGGATCGCAACAGCATCGATGGAAGGGCTACACCATCGACTCGCGCGATTCCAGATTCACCAACAAAAAGCAGATCCGGCAGTGGATTGAGGACTACGGCGAAGATTCAGACTTCGTGCGCGTCCGCGTCAAGGGGCTGGCGCCGTCTGCGGGAGACGCGCAGTTCATCGATTCCATGCGTGTGTATGCCGCACAGAAGCGCAACGTGGCGCCGCTCGATGACGAGCCGCTCGTAGCGGGCGTGGACGTGTCTGGCGGCGGCTCGGCGTGGACGGTCTGCTGGTTCAGGAAAGGGCAGGACGCGCGCAGTATCCCGCCGATTCGCCTGACCGGCCAGGAGACGCGCGATCGGAGCCGAGTGGTCGCGGTGCTCGCTGAAGCGCTGCGGACGCACCCGGTCGCCGCCATGTTCATTGACTCCGCATTCGGATCGCCGATTGCCGAACGACTCCATTCGCTCGGCTTCGACAAGGTGCACGAGATCAACTTCGGCGGCGACTCGCCGAACCGGCATCAGGCCAATCAACGCGCGTACCAGTGGAACCGGATGAAGGACTGGCTTCCCACAGGAGCTATCCCGGTCGATCAGCGACTAGAAGGCGATCTGACAGGGCCGGGGTTTCACCTGAACAAGCGCGATCAGCTCGTCTTAGAAGCCAAGGATTCGATGATCGATCGCGGCTTGGCGTCTCCTGACGATGGCGACGCGCTCTCGCTGACCTTCGCGCAGCCTGTGGCGCCGCCGAAGAAGCCGTCTGTCGCGATCGAGGCGATTGCGAGCTTGATTCAGAACTTTAGCTGGATGAGTGGCTAGATTTGAAAGGACGGATCGCGTGCGAGACGATAAATCAGTGAGAGGCACAGCCGCAAAGCGCGAAGCGCGCGAATTGCGTCGCGCAATGGGCGTCGAAGCCCTTCAGGTGATCAGCGATCACGAAGACGCGATTGCGAAGCTCGCCGCCGGCCTGCGATCGCTAAGCAACAGAACCGTTTCGCTCGAAGCGGCCATGAAATCGCGCGAGCTGGTATCTGACAATCACGCGCAGACGCTCGTTGACATTTCTCACCGCTGCCAGGAGCGATGGGATGTGTCGGCCGATACGCACAGGCGCGCATTCGTTGCCATCTCTGGCCTGCGCGATCGTGGATTCTTAGGCCGACTGAAGTGGTTACTGACGGGCCGATGACAAAGAAAGTCACCACGCGGCGGGGTGGAGCAGTGGTAGCTCGTCGGTCTCATACGCCGAAGGTCGCTGGTTCGACTCCAGCCACCGCCCCCATTCCACAGCCAACCGTCGCTGAACTGCTCGCGCAGTCGCGCCAGAAGCATCAGGAGTATCGCGACAACCTGCCGCGCATGGGACCGGGCAACCCGCGAGCCGTCAAGATCGAAGGCAACATCATCGCCGCTGCTGCCGCCATGTGGCGCGCCTGCCGGCTGCGCGTGGAAGCACATGCGCTCGATCCTGAGCAGAAAGATCCCGCGTGGCAGGACGAAGCCGTCACGCACGATCACGACGCGCTTCTCGGCTTCTACGGGCAGCAGATCAGTCGATGAACGACGCCGAATACGAAGATCCGCGCGACGACGAAGAGATCCACGCAGAAGCGATCGAGCGCTTCGGGCTGGGGATGTCCGCGATCGAATCGCAGCTCTCGCGCGAGATCGAGGATCTGAAGTTTCAAGTACCAGAGCTGCAATGGGACGAAGCCGCGAAGGCGGCGCGCATGGGCGGCAAGATTGGCAACCTGCCCATCCCGGCCCGTCCGATGCTCTCCATTCCGAAGCTCTCACAGCCGATCCGCCTGATTCTTAATCAGGAACGCGCGGCGCACATCGGCGTGAACATCGCGCCCGTCAGCGAGAAGGCCGATCAGGCGACGGCGGAAATGCTTCAGGAGCACTACCGTCAGATCGAAGTCGATTCCAGAGCGCACATCGCACGCTCGTGGGCGTTTCAGCGCGCAGTGCTCTGTGGACGCGGCGCCTACCGCGTGCTGACGGAATACGATCCGTACGCGCCGTCTGGATCGAAGGATCAGCGCATCGTCATCAAGCGGCTCTTGTTTCAGGAGTCGGCCGTGCTCGATCCGTTCAGCGAAGAGCCAGACGGCAGTGATGCGGAATGGGGATTCATCTACCAGTGGATGCCGTGGAGCCGCTATAAGCTCCAGACGCGCAATCGCAAGACGAGCGATGACCGCAATCTGAAGCTGTGGGACTTCGGCCCAGAGGAAATGAATCAGCTTGTCAGGGACAAGCCGCTCTGGGCGCAGCCGATCGCCAAAAGCAAAGACGACTATCTGGTGCTCTTGGTCGAGTACTTCTCGCGCGTCATCGATGACGAGGGCAAGTACACGATGATGTGGCGGAAGATGAACGCCGTGGAGTTTACGGACGTTCGTAAGTGGCCCGGTCGCTACGTGCCGATCGTGCCGGTCATCGGCGAGGAACTGATCCCGTTCGATGACGAGCGCCGGTATCAGGGCATCATCTATCCGAACCGGGACGCGCAGCGCTTCCATAACTTCTCTGCGTCAGCCGTCGCTGAAGTGATCGGACAAGAGCCAAAAGCCACATGGCAGATGGCGGAAGGTCAGGAAGAGGGTCACGAGCAGGAATACTTGCTCGCCAACATCCGTAACCTGCCCTATCTCCGCTATAAGCCGAAGATGGTCGATGGCGAGCTGGCGCCGCCGCCGGCACGCATCCAAGCCGACACGTCGAAGCTCTCGCTTGGCCTTCAGGCGCTCGCGATGGCGGATTCGTTCATCCACGCCGGCACGGGCGCGTATGCGCCGACGCTCGGGCAGGAGTCGAGTCAGGTCAAGAGCGGCCGTCAGGCGCTCGCGATGCAGCAGCAGCACGAGCAGGGCAATTCCAACTGGCTGGATAATCTGGCGCAGGTGGCCGTGCAGCACGAAGCCTGCATCGTGCTCGATCTGATCAACGCCATCTACGATCGGCCGGGACGCGTCGTCCGTACGCGATCGGGCGAGAACAACAAAACGAGCCGCGCGATGATCAACCAGCCCTACGTGATGCAGGGTGGACAAATGCAACGCGTGGATCCGGCGGCGCTGCCGCAGGGCGTGGCGCCCGAGAACGTCAAGCACTATCGGCTTGGCGACGACTACAAATTCGGCATCACGGTCACGGTCGGCAAGGCCTACAAGTCGTCGCTGGAAGAGGGCACGGCAGGCCTTGGTCAGCTCTTTGAGGCCGAACCGGAGCTGTTCAAGCTCCTTGGCGACATCTGGCTCGGCTTCCAGTCGTGGCCGGGACACAAAGAAGCGCAGAAACGGATGCAGAAGATGCTTCCGCCGCAGCTTCAGGAGCAGGGCGAAGACGCCGATCCGGCCATGCAGCTCCAACAGGCCAAAATGCAGATGCAGCAGATGCAGCAGCAACTGCAGGAGATGCAGAAGGCGCTCGAAACCGACAAGGTGAAGGCCGACGCGCAGATCGAAGTCGCCAAGATTGCCGCGTTCAAGGAAGCGCACCTGAAAGAGCTGGATAACGCCGGCAAGATCGCCGTGGCGCAGATCAACGCCGCTGCGAAGGGCGTGCAACTCGCGACGGAAGCCGAGAACGAAGCGCAGGCGCTCGGACGTCAGCACGCGTTCGATGAGCGACAGGCCGCGCTCGATCGCCAGCACGAACAGGCACAGATTCAGGCGCAGCAGGCGCACGACGCCTCGATGGGCGCCGCCGACGCGGCGACAGCCGGCGCGGAGTCGGAGCGCGATCGGGCGCACGAAGCGGCGATCGGCGCGCAGGGACACGCGGCGGCAATGGAACAGGGCGATCAGGCGAATCAGGCCGCGCAGGAACAGGCAGAGCAGCAGGCCGCGCTTCAGCCGCCGGCAGAGGGTGAATGAACGAGGTTCGCATTCACGGCCGGATCTGCGCCATGTGCGGCTTCTCGGCATCGTCGCAGGATCCTGAACGCGCCTTGCTCTACCTGTACGAGCATTTCATGCATTCCCACAACGTCTCTGAGGCAGATTTGCCAACCTCGGAGCCGGATTCGACAATGAGGGCCGATGCCGAAGTTCCTTGAAGAGAAATTGCGCGCGGAGGCCGCAGCACACGGGATGCGCGGCCGGGACGTCGCCCACTACGTCTACGGGACGATGAACAACATAGGCGCGATGCGCGGGAATAAGGAAACCGCCAAGGGTGCGCGCATGGACGCGAAGCACGCGGCGAAGAGTGGCGGAAGCCACCCGTTACGTAATCTCAGGCATTACGCGCATCCGAAGCGATCGAAATGAACACGCTGTCATCGACGCTAGCTGGAAAGATTTCGCCAGAGCCGAATACGGGCTGCTGGTTGTGGACCGCAGCTATGTTTCGCGACGGCTACGGCTTGGCGTGGAAAGACGGCAAAAACAGGCTGGCGCATCGAGTTGTCTACGAGGCCATCGTCGGTCCAATTCCGCAAGGGTTGACGCTAGACCATCTCTGCCGAAACCGTGGATGCGTGAATCCGGACCATCTTGAGCCGGTGACGTTTAGAGAGAACGTGCTGCGCGGGGAAAGTATTCCCGCGCGCCGCACTAGACAGACACATTGCGAGCGCGGCCACGAATTATCAGGATCGAATGTTCGCATCGAGGCGAGTGGTTCGCGTCGGTGCAGAGCGTGCGACAAAGAGAGGTGTCGGCGAAGATCCGCGAACGGATACAAGCCGCCATGTCGAAGGGTAGCGTAGAGCAGTAACGCATTTGCACGAACGCGCAAGAGTAGCTCTCTAAAGCCGTAGCCCACGGCTCGCGCGTGTCGGACAAAGGGCAGTTCAGCGAAGGGCCGCTGACTGATCGCGGTGAATCCGTGGCAGTCGCGGCCTTTTTCTTTTCTGCTCTCGATTTTTCCGAAAGGACGGAATGGCAACGGAAGGCATCGTTCAGGAACAAAACGACCAAGGCCAGTGGATCGACATCGCGCCGGATACGCCGATGTTCGAGCGCGCGAAGCCTGCCCCCACGTCGGACCAAGGCGACGACGCCGAAGAGGGCGTTGAAACCCCGCCGCCAGCCGCCGCGAAACCGGCTGAAGGCACAGCGGACAAACCCGCTGCGGACAGCAAAAAGGGCAAGCCGCGTCACGATCCCGAAGCACGCATCAGCCAAGCCGTTGCCCGTCAGCGCGAAGCGGAGCGCCGCGCCGAAGAGGCAGAGCGGCGTCTGCGCGAGCGCGAGTCGGCGCCGCCGAAGCCGGCCGCAGAGAAGCCGGCCGCGCAAGCCAAGCCTGAGCGATTCCCAGACTACGCGTCGTACGTCGGCGAGAACCCTGACGCGACGCTGGAAGACTGGATGGAAGCGCGCGATACGTGGCGCGACGAGCGCCGCGACGCGCAGATGCGAGCGCAGGCCGAGACGGAGCGAACCGAGACGACGTTCAAGTCTCGCGTCGAGACGTTTGGTGAGCGCTTCTCGCAGGCGGCGAAGACTGATCCCGACCTGATCGAGCGCGTGGACAAGCGTCTCCTTGGCGTGCGTCCGCTCAGCGCGTTGACCGCCGCAGACAAACAGATCATCAACAGCATTCAGGATCCGATCGAGCGCAACGAGGTGGTGTTCCGGTGTTTTCTGGCCGATCAGTGGATCGACTCAGAGCACGCCGTCGAACTGCTCGAAAAGCTCTCCGATCCTGCCGAATTTCAGCGACTCGCTGCGCTGCCACCGAACCGTGTCGTGTGGGAACTGGCGAGATCCGTCGACGGGAAGTCCGCTGCCAACCCTGCGGCATCAGCGAAGGCTTCCGAACCCATCACGAGCAAGGCTCCAGCTCCGATCGCGCCGCTTCGGAGCACGCCACATCAAGCCGAAGACGCCGAACCGGGCGACGACGCCAGCGATGACGACTGGTTGCGCTGGGAACGTGCCCGTATGGCGAAGGCGGCACGCAGGTAGACGTTCATGGCAAATACCATCGCGACGCCGACGTGGACAGCACGCAAGCTGCTGCTCGTCGCGTCAAACAAGGCCCGATTCGTCGGGACCATCACGCGCAAGCTCAGTGACGACTTCGTAGTCGAGGGTACCAAGGTCGGGGCCACGGTCAATCTTCGCCTGCCTCCGCGTTTCCAGACGCAGAAGGGCCAAGCGATTCAGGTTCAGCCGATCGTGGACACGCTGGTTCCCGTCACGATCACCGATCAGGCACAGATCGCGTGGAACTACTCGTCCTTCACCGCTACTCTCGAACTGCAGGACGTCGAGGAGCGGTGCGTGGAGCCGGCCGGAATCCAGCTCGCGAACACCTACGACGCGGACGCGCTCGCGCGTCTGTATCAGGACGTGTTCTCCGTGGAAGGCACGCCGGGAACGATTCCCAACACCAACGCCACATATCTCAACGCGGCGGCTCGTCTGACCAACTTCGCGGCGCCGACTGGTCCGCGCAAGGCGACGATTAACGCGCTGATGCGCGCCAGCATCGCGAACGCGAACTTGGCGCTCTTCAACCCGTCGAAGGACATCTCGCAGCTCTGGAAAGAAGGGATGTTCTCGGGCGCGGCGCTCTCGTGGGACGAGTGGTACGAAGACGTCAACGTCTTTCCGCATACCGTGGGTCCGCTCGGCGGCGCCCCGACCGTCAATGGCGCAGGCCAGACCGGATCGTCGCTGGTCACGCAGGCGTGGACCGCTGCGGCGGCGCTTCGACTCCGCAAGGGCGACGTCTTCACCGTCGCGAACGTGTTCGCGGTCAACCCGCAGAACTATCGCTCCACCACGCAGCTTCAGCAGTTCGTCGTGACGGCGGATACGTCGTCTGACGGCGCTGGCGCGGCCACGATCCCGATCTATCCGCCGATCATCACGTCGGGCGCGTTCCAGACCGTCGATTCGTCGCCGGCCAACGCGGCGGCACTGACGATCGTTGGCGCGGCCAACACCGTGACTCCGCAGGGACTCGGCTACCACCCGCAAGCGTTCGTCATGGCGAGCGCGAACCTGATCAAGCCGACTGTGGGCGAAGCGAAGAACGTCCGCATGAAGGACATCAACCTGTCGGTGCGGTACTGGATCGCGTCCGACATCATGACCGACCAACACCCGTCGCGTCTCGACGGCATTTACGGCTTCAAGACGGTACGGCCTGAGTTTGCCGTCCGCTTCGCGAGCTAAGGAGCGAACACAACAATGGCAAACCTCACTACAACCTCTGCGGCCGTTGGCGTCAACGATCAGACGGTGCTGCTTGCAGCGCTGACTGGCGTCGTGGCCGGCGGCTATCTCTTCATCGACGCCGAAGTCTGCCGGGTGCTTGCGCCCGTGCCGGCGGCGGCGACAAGCCCCGTCTCTGTCCTGCGTGGACAGGAGGCGACGTTCAATCAGGCGCACGTCTCTGGCGCGCAGGTGAAAGTCGCGACGGGTCCGACCAACCTGAACTTCCCCGGCGACTTCGGTACGCCTGCGCCGGGATCGCTCGGGGCGCCTATCCCGCCGGTTCCGGTCACGGAGCGGCGCTCGTACTCGGCGGCTGGCGCGATCACGCTGCCGTCGATCGGCAATCACATGATCGCCGAGCTGAACGGCACGTCAGTGCTGGCCATGACTGTCGCCAATCCGTCCATCATGCAGGACGGTTCGCGGCTCGTCATCTCGGGTAACGGCAAGGCGGCGCACACGGTCACGTACTCGGCCGGTCTGGGCAACGTCGGCGCGACTGCTGACGTGATCACGTTCAAGGCCGATCAGGGGCAGACGATCGAGCTGGTCGCCTCCGGCGGGTTCTGGCAGAACACGTCGCTCGTGGCTGGTGCGGCGACGGTCGCCGGCACCGGACTCGCGTAATCCACCCGACGAGACGGTCAGTCATTCCGGCTGGCCGTCTCTCGGTCTTTGTTTCGAGGTTCCATGTCACAAGAGGTTCCCGATCTCGCAGAACGGCTGCGCAAGCTGCAAGAGGAATTGGATTTCCTCAAGACGCAGAAAACGCAGGAAGAGTTTGACGAAGGCGCACGTCTTCACAACGAGAAGAATGCGCCGTGGATCAACGGTCAGTACTCGTCCATGAAGTTCCCGCCGTACGTGTTTCGCGCGTTCCCGCGAATGCTCTACAACGAGCAGTACGAAGACGCGTGTCTCCAGCTCGCTGCTGCCGCTCGCGTTCCCGGCCGAGGCGCCGAAGACTCGGAGCGTGAAGAGGCGCTCAGGGTTGCGGAGCGCGCGAAGCGTGACGCGACGTGTACCGTCGCCAACGAAGCGGAGCTGGAGCGCCGCATCGGCAGCGGTGACTGGTATCTCTCGCCGCTGGAAGCCTACGGCGGCAAACAGAAGCGCATCGAGGCGCTCGCCACGCAGGCCGCGCACCGTGCTCACGACGACCGCAACATGGGCGAGCTGGCGAAGCAGGAAATCGAAGCGTTCGATGACGCGGCGGAAAACTTCGTGGCTGAAATCCCTGTCGCCAAGCGTGGACCGGGACGGCCGCGCAAGGAGGCGTAAATGGCGTACGTCCGCACGGCCGGCTGGAACAAGGCCGCTGTCGTCACGCCGAGTGATACGGTGGATCTGCCGGCTCCGTCTCAGGCGCTATACGTCGGTAGCGCCGGCCTGAACATTACCGGCCTGCTAGAAGATGGCAGCTCGTTACTGCTGACGGCTATCCCGGTCGGCGCAATTATCCCGATCAAGTTCAAGCGGATCATGGCTACCGGCACAACCGCAACGGCAATCGTCAGCCTGTGGGACGTCTAGTTGACGGTCAAGGATCTGCTCACGGGCGCGCTTCAGGATCTGCTGTTGGTCCCGGGCGGCGGGGGTGTGCCCGATACGTCTGATCTGGAGCTGGCCCGTTCGCGCCTGAACGATTACATCGATCACCTGAAGAACGAAGGCCTGACGGTCTACACCAATAGCCGGCAGACGTGGACGCTGACGGGCGCGGCCAGTTACACCATTGGCACGGGCGCGACGATCAACGTGGAGCGTCCGGTCAGTCCGAACGCTATTCTCAACATCGGCTACATCGACACGGCGCCCACGCCTGATGCGGAGGTGTTGTGCGGACCGCCGCTAACGGAACAGGAATACGAGAACATCCCGTTCAAGGCTCTGACCGCCAGCTTCCCATCCGCCTTCTATTACAACCCGACCTACTCGGCTCAGGGCTACGGCCTGATCATGCCGTTCCCGATCCCGTCAGCGTCGGGGCTGCAAGGCGTGATCTATGTGCCGTCGCCGGTCAGTGAATTTACCGCGCTGACGCAGCAGGTTATCTTGCCGCCGGGATTCAGGCGTTTCTTCCGCAATCAGTGCGTGGTTGAGATTGCCGGCGCGTTTGAGAAAGCTGACAAAGCCGCCGTCGCTCGCGCGATGGAGAACGCGAAAGAATCCAAGGCCGCGATCAAGCGCACCAACGAAAGGCTGGTTGACGTCACGTTCGATCCCGCGCTCCTGTCGAGCGGCGGATCGAGCAATGTCTACACTGGCGAATAGGCAATGCCAGCGTACCCCGGTTTCGTAGGCGGCTCGTCACCCTCCCAGAGCGCTATCGCAACAAGCGAGCGGACGGTGAACTTCTTTGTCGAGAAGATCGGCACGGAAGGGCGTCAGCACAAGCTCGCGCTCTATCCCACGCCCGGTCAGCTCGCGTGGATGACGCCTGCAAGCACCAACGGCAACATCATCGATGTCGGCGGACGCGGCGGCGTGTCCACGGGCACCAGAGCCTTTGTCGTCATCGGCGCTGGCTTCTATGAAATTTTCCAGAACGCCACGATCTTTCGACGTGGCACGGTCGCGCAGGACAGCAACGTCGCGCAGTTCGCCTATCTCGGGCCGACATCGAATCAGCTTGGCGTCGCATCTGGCGGCAACGCCTATGTGTTCAATCTGACGACGAATTTCCTGACGAAAGTCCTGACTGGCGAGTGTAACCAGATCGGGATGCTGGATGAGTACCTGATCGCGCTGAACCAGACAACGGGCCGGTTGCGCTTGTCGAATCTGAACGACGGCAGCACATGGGATCCGACGCAGTTCGCGCTTCGGAGCGCACAGCCCGATCCGTGGGTGGCGATGGTCGTCAACGCGCCTGATATCTTCCTGATCGGTGCAAACTCTGGAGATGTCTGGTTCGATGCCGGTACGGCGCCGTTTCCGCTGGCCGCACGGCAGGGCCTCAACATCCCCTTCGGCATCATTGCTCCGTTTTCGCTGGTGAATATCGCCGGCCGGATGTTCTGGTTGAGCGGCAACAAGGAAGGCAATGGGCTGGTTGTCGCGACGGAAGGCTACGGCGTCAAGCCGGTCAGCACGACGGAGCTGGACAACGCGATTGCCGGCTACGCCCGAACAGCCACGATTACCGACGCGGAAGCGTTCGCCTTTCAGATGGTCGGCCACACGTTCTATGTCCTGCGGTTTCCAGCCGCCAATGCGACATGGCTGTACGACCTGACGACTGGCGTCTGGACGGAACTCGGTACATGGAATAGCTCGCGCGGCGATTACGATGTATGGCATCCACGATTCCATCTCGCCGCGTACGGGCTGCACATCACGGGCGAATCATCCACGGGAGCGCTCTCGCTGCTCGATGTCACCTACGGGACGGAGGCCGATGGCTCAGTCATTCGTCGCCTACGTCGCGGCCCGATCCTGATCAACGACATGAAGCGCCAGTCAATTAGTCGCTTTGAGCTGGTGCTGGAGCCGGGGATTGGCCTTCAGAGCGGACAAGGCAGCAATCCGCTGGCGATGGGCCGGTTCTCGATGGACGGCGGCAAGACATGGGGCAACGAGCGGCTGTGCGGGACAGGGTTCATCGGCCAGTACAACCGGAAGGTCTACTGGAACCGTCACGGCTCGCCCTACATGTACGTGCCAGAGGTGACGTTCACGGATCCGATTCCGTGGCGCATCATCGACGCTCTGTACAACAACGAGGCGGCATGAATGTCACTGCCTCTCGATCCGATTCCGCAGACCGACGACCTGATCGACGCCAACAAAAAGATGAACGAGCGTTGGTTCCGGTGGCTGTCGGCCTTCGTGAGTCGAGCGGTGCTCGGCGCACAAAAGATGGCGTCGGTCAGTCGATTGGCTCTGAGCGGATCGATTACGCCGACGACGATCTTCACGCCGACGCAGGCCGGGATCCTGTTCCGTGTGAGCTGGCATGCGGGTGTCACGACAGCGGCCGGCGTCAGCAGTTCCGTGTCCGTGACGATCGGCTGGACGAATACGGCCGGCGTGGCGTGCAGCAAGACGTTTACGGCGTTGACGGGCAATACGACGGCGACAGCGGACGGAGACGCGATCCCGATCGTGCCGAAGAGCGGTACGCAGGTGACGTACTCGACCACGTATGCGAGCAATCCCGCGAGCGTGATGCAGTACGAGCTGTACGTGGCCGTCGAGGACGTGACATGACGACGCGCGTACTTCCGCCGGAAGAGTATCCGCGTCTCGCTGGCACTGAAGCGGAGGGCTTGGCCGTGCCGGGATCCGCACAAGTGCTCGTAGTCGAAGACGGCGATCGGATCGCCGGCTGCTGGATCCTGATGCCGATTCTTCATGTCGAGTGTCTGTATGTCGCGCCGGAGTATCGGAAGCGCGCATCGGTCGCGCGCCGGCTCTGGATCGGGATGAAGCGTCTGGTAAGAGACGCGCACGGTAGTGCCGTGATGACCGCCGCCGCCTCTGACGAGGTGCGCGATCTACTGGCGCACGTCAACGCGACCAAGGTACCTGGCGATCACTACGTGATGAGTTTCGAGGGATAGAGAGATGCCAATCGCTGCCGCCGCAATCACCGGGGCTGCTGCCGTCTATGCGGCGCACAAGCAATCCAGCTCCAACGACAAGGCTACGAAGGCGCAAGTTGATGCCGCGAATCAGTCCGCTCAACTGCAGGGTCAGTCGAACGCGGAAGCGCTCGCCTACGAACGCGAGCAAGCCGCCGAAGACAAGCGCCGTTACGACGAAGCGCAGCAGCGCAATTACGAGCAGTACCTGCGCCGTTACAAAGCCGCACAGTCGCTTGGCAAGACGATCAACTTCGATCTGCCCGATGCGCCCGATTACTACATGCAGGGGCGCGGCGCCAACATCAGTGGGCCGGCCGGTGGGCCAACGATCTCGGCCGTGAGAGGAAGCGGTGCGCCGAATGCGCCGAATGCGCCGGGTGGCGGCGGCATTCCGAAGTCTACCGGCAATCTGGAGCAGGATTTGGCGCTCGCGAACCAGATCGCGTACGGCGGAAAGGGCCACGTCGATCCGAATTACTGGCGGCAGGCTGGCTACGACAAAGACCCGCAGTACTTCTTTCAGAAGATGCTCGGCATGGATGCCGGCGGCAAGGATAAGCCTCTCGCTGGGCCGTATGCCGGTCAGGCCGGCGCTGCGCCTGCTGGCCCGATGGCGTCGCGTGGCGTAACGGCCTATCTCGATCCGAGACTCGGCGGCGGCGGAGCGCCATCGTCGTATGCGCCGGCAGCGGCACCAGATTTTCGTTTGCGTTCGATCTACGCGAACCTGTAACGAGGAAAGGACATGGCCCCGACGTACGACTATCTCTACACGGATCCGCAAGGCGTTCAGGTCTTCCAAGGCAGCGACGGTGGACTCTATACGTGGAGCACCGATCCTAACCAGCCGAACGGCTTCGCGTATGTGCCGTATACCGAAGGCGCGAGCGGTGGGGATGTCGGCGGCACGATCGCCAATCCCACATCGACGGCGCCGCAGCCTGATCCGACGCAGCCGGGGCCGAGTGGCGGCGGGGGAGGTGGCGGCGGCACTCCGATGCCGGGGGGCGGCGGTCCACAACCGACGTTTACGCCGCCGGGGTACACGCCGCCGCCGCCGTTCGACTACGCCGACTTCGTGGCGCCGTCTCCCGAGGAGCTGCAAAACGATCCGCAGTACCAGTACACGCTGAAGACACAGCAGGACGCGCTTCAAAAGAGCGCGGCTGCGCGCGGCATCCTGAACACGGGCGGCACGATCAACGACTTGCTGATGAACGCGAAGGACATCGCGAGCACCGGCTATCACGATCTCTGGGGGCGCAAGGCCGACGAGTACGGACGAAACCGCCAGAACGCGGTGGACAAGTACAACATCAACTACGGGACGCAGTACGTCGATCCGTACCGCTTCAGTTACCAAGGCGCACAGGACGCCTACAACAGCCAGATCCACAACTACGATCTGAATCGTCAGTACGGCTGGTACGGCACACTGCTGGATTTCGAGAAGGACAAGGATGCGTTCGATCGCCGCTTTAGGCTGCTGAGCGTCTAATGCCGTTCCAATTCGATCCCTACGCGGATCGCTTCTCTGGCTCTATCGCGCAGCTTCTCGCGCGGCGTGGCGACATCGGCGCGCAGCGGGAGATGGCGATCGGCAACGCTCGCGCAGGCGGCGCGTTGGCGAGCGGCAACGCGTGGGCGAACGCGATTACCGGCGTCGGTCAGAGCCTTGCGGCGCTGCCGGGGCAGATGCAGCAGCAAAAGCGTCAGGCGCTCACTGATCAGCTCATGGCTGGACGCGTCGCCGACGAGCAGCGTATGCGCGCGGGCGAGTCGCAGGTTGACACGATGATGCAGCAGGGCCAGCCGCTGCCGAATGGCGCGCAGGGTCCGGTACAGGAGAGTTATCTGGACGCGGACGGGCTGTTTGATATCCCGAAGATGACGGCCGCGCTCGGCAAGTCTGGTTTCGGGAGCAAGGCGCCGGATCTCCTGAAAGGCGCCGAAGCGATCAATGAGTCGATCCTGCGCCATCAGGATCTCGAACAGAAGCAGGCGCAAGCGCAAGCGGTAGTCATTGGTGATATGGCCGCTGGCGTCGTGAAGCTGCGGGCGATCGGGATGCCCACCGACGCGGCGATGGATTTCGTTGCGCAGCCAGTGCTCGCGACCAAGCGGATCAAGCCAGAAGAGTACGCACAGGTAAAGGCCAAGATCCTCTCGCTTCCGCCAGATCAACAGGACGCCGCGCTCACGTCGTTCATGGATCAGGCCGCACAGATTTCCCCAACGGAAGCGAACGCGGAGGGCACCACCAGAACCGATCGCTACGGTCGTACGAAGACAACAGGCGGAAAGAAACCGCCGACGACGGCGAGTCTTGCTGCGGCTGCTGCGGCTGGCGATCCCGAAGCGGCCAAGGCTATTGCGCTCCTGCATCCCGATAAGCCGGATACGGAAGCGCAGGACAACCAGAAATGGGAAGCGATCGGCGTCAAGATGCGCCTGAAGCAACCCGTGACGCCGGAAGAGCGCGCGTTCTTCGACACGTTCGCGCAGCGGAAGACGCTCGGCGTGGACAAGTCGGCTGGCTATGCGGCCGATCGCGCCGCGAGGGCTGTTGAAGAGTCGAACAAGCGTCTCGATCGTACGCAGAACTTCGCCGAAGCACAGGCCGGCCGCAAGGAAATCAGCGACAAGGTGGAGGCGCCGTACCTGAAGGCCGTCCAGAAAGTCGAGACGCTGAAAGACATCGTGGACGCCGCACAGCACGGCAACATGAGCGCGGCAGCGGTCCAGAACCTCATGGGCGTGCTCGGCGTCGTCACCGTCGAAGGCGTGCAGCGCATCAATACAACGGAGCTGAAAGCCTTCGGCGCGCAGGGCAACCTCTTGGAGCGCATCCAAGGAAAGATCGGGCAGTTTGTCGCCGGGAAGCCGCTCGCAGCGTCTGTGCAGGCCGATCTGAAAGAGCTAGCCGACGTGCTCGGTAAAGGCTCGCGCAATCTGTACGAGACGCAGGCCAAGCAGATCAAGAAGCGCTATGGACCCGGCATGGCCGGCGAGCGTCTCCTGCCGCCGCCCGGGGCGCCGCCGGAAGGCACCGCGCGCACGATCAACGGTGTCCCGGCCGTCTGGGCTTATGACGAAGCCAACGACAAGTGGGGCTGGAAGAAGCAGTGAGCGATCAGTTCCTCTCCTACGATCCGAATGCTGGCGAGAAGCCTGAAGCGCAGACACCTGTCGATCAGGGTCATTGGGAAGATCGCGGCATCGGCGGCAAGGTGTGGCATCCACCGGCTGGCGCCGGCAGTGAGCGCACACGCGAAGACAACAGCCTGCTCGGGATGCCGCCGGAGCTGGCCGTGGTCAGCGGCGTTGGACTGGCTCGCGCGGTCGCTGGCGCTGGCGCAGGTGCTGCCGCGAAGACGGTTGCCGCTGGTCAGGCGCTCGCTGGTCAGGCGGCGCCGTATCTCAAGTACGAGATTTACCGTCACGGCCTGATGACGATGGGGATCCCGTGGTACGTCGCGGACGGGATCGCAGCGGTTGCTGCAGGGATGCCGAAGAGGGGCGCGGCAGCGGGAGAGGCAGCGGCCGGTGAAGCCGCAGCGGCCGAAGCGGCGCCTACGCGCGTCAAGGCCGGATCGCTGACGCCTGAGCAGATCACTGAGCGACTCAAAAACAAGGTCGGGAGCCAGATTCCGCCTGAACCGCCAGTTGAGCGTGCGCCTTTCAGGGTGAAGGAGCGCGTTCCTTCGGCACCAGTCGAAACGCCTTCCGCCGCGCCTGCGCCTGAAGCTGGTCACCCTGCCGCTGAAGCTCAGGCGGCACCGAGAGCGAAGAGTCCTCAGCAACTTCTGAACGAAGAGGCTCTGGCGAAGCGACGGGCAGCGTATCAGGCGCGGCAGGCAGCGCCCACGCCAGAATCTGCTCCAGAAGCTGCTCCTGCGGAAACGACTCAGAAGCCGAAACTGACGGGCGCTCAGGCGAAGCGGTACTTGGATCTTCGGGCGATGAATAAGACGGATGCTCAGGCGCGCGAGATTCTGGAAGCGGAGTCGAAGCTGGCGAGCGGTCTGCCGACTGACGCGGAAGTAAGAGCGGCCGTGAACGAGCGAAACGCGAGCGGGAACTGGCCGGGTAGCGGGAAACCGCCCGCCGCAGAGCCGCCAGCAGCCACGGAGCCATCACCAGAGATTGTAACACCGGGCGAACGCAGCGTCACGCAGCTCGCCGATGAGATGAATAAGATGCGCGCTATTAAACCGGCGAGCACGTCCGCTGAATATGGCAAGTGGGAGCGCGAATACAAGGCGCTCGCGAAGGAACACAAGCTCGCGCTCGCTCGCGCGAAGGGCAAATAGATGATGACTCGTCTCCGAACGGCCGGCCTTGCGCTGGCGATGATACTCACGACAACGACGCTCTCTCAGATGGCTACCGGCACGCTCGCGCCTGCGCCGTATCTCACCGTCTTCGATGATAACGGAGTCATCGTGCCGGGAGCGTGTATCTGGACGTACGTCGCTGGCACCACGACGCCAGTCGCGACATACACCGACGTTGGCCTGTCTGTCGCGAATGGTAACCCCATTATTGCCGATTCTACGGGGCGGTTCGTCGCCTATCTGGCGCTGGCTCAAAGCTACAAGTTCATCTTTGAGACAGCCTGCACGCCGCCAGCGCACGGCGCGACGATCAAGACATCCGACAACATCGCGGCCGTTCCCGCGTCCAGCAACAACGTGGACGTGGTTGGCACGGCCGGCGTCACGCTCTCGGCGGGGCAGTGCGCGTACATGTCGGATGGCAGCGACGGACACACACCGGGACAGTGGTTCAAGTGCGACTCGGGTAGCGCCTTTACCTCCACGACACCCGAAATTGGCATCCCAGTCACGGCGATTACAAGCGGAACTTCAGGACCGATTCGGATCATGGGTTCCGTGACGGGCCTGTCCTCGTTGAGCGTCGGTGTCGAGTATTTCGTGGGCGTGGCTGGCGCGTTGACAGCCGTGGTTCCGACGAATCCGAACGTCAAGCGTCATGTCGGCCATGCGGATTCCTCAACCTCGCTAGTCCTGACAGGCGATCCGCCGCCGCCGCATCGCGCACAAGCGGCCGTCAACAATTTCCGATTGTCGGCGATCTCTGGGCAGTGCTCGACGCTGGCCGACGTGACGGCTATCACATCGATCGCGCTCACGCCATGCAACGGCGCGCGGATCACGCTCGCGGACACGCTTGGTAATATGGAGACGTGCGTCTCGGACATCAAGACGGTGGCCGTGCCGAACGTCGCCGCGCAGATGTACGACGTGTTCGCCTACGACACGACGTTTGGCACCTGTGATGTGCAGATGGAAACGCTGGCGTGGACGAACGACACTACGCGAGCCACGGGCATCTCCAGGGGAACGATCGGGTTTATCTTCAAAACGGGCGATAGCTCGCGGCGCTATCTGGGCTCGTTCCGCACAGTGGCTGGCGCTGGTCAGACCGAAGACAGTGCCGCTAAACGACTTCTCTGGAACTATGACAACCGTCGTCCGCGCCCCCTGTTCAAAACCGACACGACGGACAGTTGGAACTACACCACGGCCGCGTGGCGGCAGGCGAATGGCGCCGCCGCGAATCAGGTCGAGGTCGTCGTGGGCTTATCAGAGGGCGTAATGTCGCTGCAATCAGCGGCGTCGGCCGTCAACAATACGGCCGAAGCGATTGTGTTCACCGCGATCGGCGAAGACTCCACGACCACGCCACACGCGCAAAACCTTGGCAAGGTGTTCCGCATCGGCGCAGCGGCCACGACGCACGGATCGGGGTTTTCACTATTGAACATCGTGCCTCCGATTGGGAGGCACTTCTACGCATGGCTGGAATTTGGGAACGGCGTGAATATAACGACATGGTTTGGCGATAACGGCGCGTCTGATCGTTGGACGACCGGACTGAGTGGATGGATCGAAGGATGACGAAGCGGTTCCTGCTCGTCGCGGCGTTCGCGCTCCTCGTCTGCCGTCCGGCGAGCGCGAGTAACTACGGGCCTCCGTTCCTGCAGGTTGCAGCGTGGACGAACATTGGCGCCACGACGCGCTATCCCGCGTCAGGCACGTACGACCTCTCCGACTACGCGTACATCGGCGGGATCATCGGCCTTGACCCTGCGGGACAGACGAGTCGTGGCGTGGTCACGTTCTTTTGGACGACGGACACGGCAGGCTCGCATATCGTGGGCGTGCAAGGGTTCCATCTCGCCTCGCAGATTGTCTCCACGAACCAGATCCGGTTGCCGAATCAGGGGCCGTACCTGTACGTCATCTATCAGCCGTTTCTTGGACCGAACCCGCTGGCGATCAATTTTTTCGGCACGAATGTCGGGAATGCGCTTCAGGAGATCCCGGGCGACACGATCCTGATCGATGAGCAGAATCGCACGCTCGCCCCGGGCGCCACGGCCACGATCTACCCAGCGGACTATTTCGCGGGTGAGATGCGGCTGTGGTTGGCGGCGGCATCGGGCCTCGTCGTCACGTTGTACGGGTTCGATCTGACGGATCAATGGTGGCCGCTCGATTCCACCGGTAACGGAAGTATCACGACGGTTGCGCCGATGGGGAGTTGGTTCGTCTTTCTCTATAACGCAACCGGCAGCGCAGTCACCTATTCGGTGGCGGCGACGCCGCTGCTTGCGAGCACGACTCGGTAGAGGTGACATTGATGCTCTCGATCATCGTGACGCTCCTGATTGTCGGTATCTGCCTCTACGTGGTTGATCAGATCCCGATGCCGGGATCGATTAAGGCCATCATCCATGCCATCGCCTTGCTTATGGTGTGTTTGTGGCTCCTGAGCGCGTTTGGCGTCGCGCATCTACCGCATTGCTAATCAAGGGACCGAACCTATGGGCCGCTCAGTCGCGCTGACGCTGACCGTCTTCGCCGCCGCCATTGAACCTATCGCCGCCAGCGAACCCGACATCATGCGGTACGCCATCACGCAGGGTGGGCTGCTGCTCGTGGTGCTTGTGCTGCTCGGCTATATCCGGTGGCTCCATCAGGATCGGCTCGCGGAGAAAGATCGTCAGATCGAAGAGAAAGACGAGAAGCTCCAAGCCATGATCACGCTGGCAACAGAGGTGAAGGTGGCGCTGGCGCGGAGCGTGGACGCGGCAGCAACGCTCGCGCGCACGGTGGAGAAGATCGAGGATCGCAAAACCCCTCGATGATGCTCCAAGAGGATCTGGATCGATTGATCTGTCCGAAGTGTAACCAGCATAACAGCCCCAATATCGAGCCGTTGATCAGGTCAGAACCGCACGGGATTGCACGCTGCGGCGTGTGCGGCTGCGTCGGCCTTGAGTCGGCCTTTAAGCCGTGGATCTGGACGCCGCCGTACCGTGTCAATCAGCCGCGCAAGTAGGCCCGTACGGCTCGGCTCTGTTCTTACGTCACATGCCGTAATGTGGACCGCATGAGGCTGTGTGAATCGTGCGGCACGCCTTGCGCGATGCGTATCTGCGGCGACTGTGAGCAGGCAGCAGTCAAGCTCGCCCGATCGCTCGGCCATTGCTATCACCATCCCGATGGGCCAGTCGGCGGCTGTCAGGATTGCAAGAGCGTCATATGGGACGTCATTCGCAAGACGTATCGCTTCACCAACCCAACATGGCTTTTCTCGAATGAAGATCACTCTTAAAGCCGCCAACGGCAAATACGTCTGCGCCGAGGAAGGCGGCGGCATCGACACGCGCAATCCAGCCACGCCGATCGCGCTCCGCGCTAATCGCGACGTTGCCGCGTCGTGGGAGACGTTCACCGCCGAATTTCTCGGTGGCCCGTGGGTCGCGCTGAAGACGTGCAACGGCTTCTACGTGACAGCCGAAGGCGGCGGCGGAAGCGTGCTCAGGACGGACGCAACAGGCATCGGTCCGTGGGAGCACCTCATGCTCTTCGGCGACACAGAGCGCGGGTTTGGCTTCAGGACGTGGGACAACGCGCACTACATCTGCGCGGAAGTCGGATCGCCCGATCCGGTCCTCAACGCCACGCGCACGCAGCAGCAATCGTGGGAGACGTTTCAGCCGCGCATCATCAGGCCATTGCCGAACCTCAAGGATTGGAAAGGCGCGATCGTCATCCCCGACGCGCTTCCCGGGATCCCATTCGGCGATGGCCGTCGTATCTGGACGGCGGCGTACGGCTGCTACGACCACGATTGGCGTGCCCTGATCAGGAACGCGTATGCCCAACGTGGGTACACGCATTTCGTCTACAACTGCGCCGGCCTGCCGTACGCGGGTGACTACCCGGAGCTGGCCGACGATCCGATGCGTGTCGAGCGCGATCTGCGCGAGCTGATCGATGCCGGTCTTGTCCCGGTCGTCTGCGCGACGGATGATCGCAACCGCAACATTATTCCAGTCGCGTCCTTTCTCGCCAACGGAGCGCTCATCGACGTCTGTTTCCCGATGTGGGAGATGAACGGCGTCCTCAACAACAACACGGACGTGATGAAGGGGCTGATTCAGGCGACGCGCGCCGCCGCGCCGCACGCCGACTGCTATCTCCACTTCACGCCCGGGCACGGCTCGATCGATCAGAACGAAGCCGCCGGCTGGCACTGGTGTCAAGAGCACGGCGTCACGGGCCTGCTCGCGCAGGGGAGCAACCGCTTCCCGCCGGGAGATCCCGTCGCTGAAGGGCAGGGCTTGGAGTCAACAGCCATCCGTCTCGCCGGCCGTACGGACCTTGGAGCGCCGCCGGATTGGGCTGGACTGCATCAGCTCACCGTGAAGTTTGAATACGGTGTGTTTGACGTTTACCACGGGAATGTGACCGAAGCTGCCCAACGCGACTACACGTCACTATTTCTTCCACATGCACCACACGTCAGCGGTTATGGCGACGGTGGCCGGTGATTCAGCCGCCCTACAGCGAATGCACGGGCGAGATCGTGGACCCGCCGCCAGATCCGCCAGCGCGCTCCGAGACGGTGGCTATTGGCTTCTGGCTCGCCCTGATTATCGGCCTGATGATCGTAGAGATCGTCGCGAACACCCACGGCAAGCGCACGCCGTCGCAATTTCTGAAGCGACACACCGGCAAGATCCTGAAGCTGATCGGCGTTGTTGGGTTCTTTGCGTTGGGCTGGCATCTCTTCTACGGAGGCCCGTTCTAGGATGATTCTGGGCCTCATCTTTCAGGCGATCACGGCCTTCACGCCTTTCGAGCACGCCGCGCCTATCCTGCTCTTCGGTCACTTCCTCTCCTGTCCTGAGCCTGACGTAGACGATGGCTACGGCGAGCTGGAGTACGAGCACCAGACCACCG